TAGCAAATAACGGTACTCTCTTTACACCTACAAGTGGAATTACAATTGGTGGTATTGAATATTCTTTAAGTGTTGTAACAAACACTGAATCAAGTGGCGGTGCTGAAAAACAATCTATAGAATCTATTAGACAGCTTGCACCAATTGCTTATGCAGGTCAGCAAAGGCTTGTCACTTCTCTTGATTACAAAGCAATGATTGAATCAAACTTTCCTCAGGTTTCTTCAGCATCCGTATGGAGCGGTGACGAAAATGTGCCTATTGATTATGGTAAAGTTTTCATATCAATTAACTTTACTAGTGGCACTTCTAGTTCAGTACAACGGGCAGTAAAAGATGCTATTGTATCTAACTATACTACAAATCTTGCGGTTATGTCAATTAAACCAGAATTTGTAGATCCTGTCTATGTCTTCCTTGAATTAAACGATGATGTACAATTTGATCCAGGTCTCACGGGAACTACGCTTGGCGCCATGGAAACTCAAATTATGGGCTTTATAAAAACCTACTTTAATAGTTTTCTTAGAGATTTTGGTCAAGTGTTTCGAAAATCAAATCTTACAACAGAAATTGATGCTCTAGATAAATCTATTTTATCTAACGATATTAATATCAAAGTGCAAATGAGACAAAATGTTGTTGTTAATGCTTCTAATAATTTTGTGTTAAATTTTCCTGTACCTATTGCATCGCCTGATGATGTTTTTCATAGAGTTCAATCGGATACTATTGAATTTAATGGATTGCCGGCCCAAATTAAAAATAAATTATCTTCAAATGTTTTACAAATTTTTGACTTACAAGGAAATGTTCTACTTGATAACCTAGGTTCTTATAACCCAGCAAACGGTAAAGTAACATTTATTGGATTCGAGCCAAGTCAAATTGTTAGCGGCAAATCATTTTTAAAAGTAAACATAACACCTCAAAGTGATGCAAAGATTGAACCACTTAGAAATTATATCCTCGCGCTTGATACTGATCGATCTTCGGTAACTGCAAGGATTGACAGACAGACACCAAATCTACAAGTTAGTATCTAATGGCATCCTTCGAAACGCAAAAAGATTATTTTAGGTTCGATCCAAACTTTAGAAAAAGCTTGGTTCAAGAGTCATTGCCTGAATATTTTCAGCAGTCATATCCGAGTCTAGTACAGTTTCTAGAAGGTTATTACGAATTTTTAGATTCAGATGATAACTTTGGCGGTGCTGTTGCTGAATTAAATACAATAAGAGATTTGCAAGATGCTACATTAAAAAGACTTGACTTTGTATTTGATGAACTTGCATTAGGAATATCACACACTCAATTTACATTTCCAAGAGAAGCGCTTAGAAACTTTGGTAATTTCTTTAGAGTAAAAGGTTCTCTTTATTCTGCAGACGGTTTCTTTAGAGCTTTCTTTCAAGAAAATGTAGAAGTAGTATATCCAAAGGAATCTATATTAAAAGTTGGAGTTGATCCAATCGGGCCTGAGCAAGCATTTGTTCTTACTGATGGCAGATTATACCAAATTCTGTCAATAATGATTAAGTCGCCTATATCACTTAATACGTGGGAACAACTTTATCGCAGATTTGTACATCCTACTGGATTTTTCTTAGGTGCGCAAACTGTACTTGAAGGCGAAGGTCAAGTTGTTATTTCAACGGCGTCGTCAAACCCTGATTTAGATCCAGGGTTAAAGATAATAGCATCAGCAGCACTTACATATTTACCTGAGACTGATGCAACGATACTTATTGCAGATGATGGTGGTGATTCTGACGGTTGTCCACAAAGAATGAATCCATTACGTACTATCGATTTCTACGGTGGCGCGACAAATAGCATGCAGTACTTTACAACTTGGTATAGTAATCTAGATGAATGGGGCGGGTTCCCTAAAGCTGGTCTTACTATGGATGCATCTGTAATGAGCTTTGATAATCAATATGAAACAATGGATCTAAGACAATATGAAGTCGTATGCGCAGCATACGCAGAACCTGGTTATGTAGAAAACCTTAACAGTTCAGTAATTGGCAACTATGTTACTCCAGGGCTATAGAAACTATATAAATAACAATAATTCAATTTGTAGGATTTAATATGGGTAAGCAAACTATTAATGTCGGAAGTACTGGTAATGACGGTACCGGTGACGATTTACGCACTGCTGGCAATAAGATAAACGATAATTTCGATGAACTTTACACTGATGTAAGAACTCTGCAAGTTACTTCTGGTGCTGCTGCTAATTTAGGTGTTACCTTTGATAGTAATGAAGTTATATTTGAAGGTACAGCAGATTCTTTTGAAACTACACTAAGCGTTATTAATCCTACTAAAGATAATACGATCAACCTACCCGATTCAAGTGGAACTCTAGTTCTAGATACAAATATTAGTGCAGTTGTAAATGCAGCTACAATTAATATTATTAATACTACAGTTGATTCAGATTATATTGCATTAAGAACTGGTGTTGCACAGGATTCAGGTGCCACACTACTTATTGTTCAAGCTAATTCAATTGATTCGGCTGAAGCCATTGTTCTTATTGATTCTGCATATGTTCAGGCTAGGCAGCTTGCTGGTACTGATTCTGCACTCTTTACAAAATTAACAGCCATTGCTGGTCTCGTTGTACCTTCAATTGATAGCGCGTATGATCTAGGCGATTCTGCTCGTAAATGGAAAGACTTATATTTAAGTGGCTCAACTATTCACTTAGGTGATACTACAATTAAAAATGATGGAAGTAATATTACATTTGGTCGACCAATTGAAGCAAATATTAAGGTCGAAAATTCTATGGACCTTAAAGGTAACTCAATTGTAGATTCTAGTAGTGTAAATCTAAGATCGCCTAAGTTTAATTTTGGCACAATTGATGGTCTTGGTTATGTACACTTTAGCCAAAACGCACCACAAATTAGAATCGGAGATTCGAATACTCCTGCGGGTTATATACAGCTCGGTCATAATTCAACTAATAGTGGCTCTGTCGGTCAAGGTACAGTTCACTACAATAGCGCAACAAAAGATTTTAACTTTAAAGATAGCGATGGCTGGTTTGCACTACCTAGAGCAGCATTTACTGATTCGGATGTTCAAGCAACAGTTGATTCTGATTATGTAAGAGCCAAAGCAGTAGAAATTGATTTTAGAAATTATGAAGTAAATACTGTACCAAACAGTGTGCCACATGGCAATACAATTTTTGTTAATAACGGTAATTCCGGTGCACCTTGTCTTGCAGTCTACGACAGTGATGCGGGATATTACAGAAGAATTGCACTTGGAAATCAAATTAGTACTTAATAGGATATAGAAAATGCCAGCGATTGTAACAGACGCACTAAGAAGACAAATTGCACAGGACTTCTTTGATCAATTTACTAATGATACAAGAAAGTATTATATTGGTATAGGACGATCAGAGCAGTGGGATTCTTCAGATACGGTCCCAACACCTACTAACACTCCAACTACTACTGAGGCATTTAGAAATAGCTTACAGTCTGTAAAGAAAGTTGAAGCTACATCACTCGTTGTTCCACGTAATACATGGTCATCTGGTAGAATTTACTCACAGTATGATGATCAGCAAGGAGGATATCCTACACTGCCGTATTATATAATGAATGAATCACGTCAAGTCTATGTCTGTTTAGAAACTGGACGTGATGCTACTGGCGCAGCAAGTCCTTCTATTGAGCAACCTACTCATGCTAATCTTGATTCTCGTAGAGAAGCTGATGGTTACGTATGGAAATTCCTATTTACAATTAGTGCTGAAAGAGCAAATAATTTCTTATCAGCAAATTTTATGCCTACACTTTTACAAGACACAACTGATTCTAATTCAACTGGTATTCAGCTTAAACAAGCCGCCGTACAAAATGCGGCAACACCCGGTGAAATATTAAGTATTATTGTAACAGACGGTGGAGCAGGTTATACGAGTGTTCCAACTGCAACAATTACAGATCCTAATGGAAACAATGCTAGTTTTAATATTACTATTGATTCAGCAACGGGACAAGTTGTTCGTATTCGTATGGATGATAGTACAAACGGTGATGTTGCAGGGCATGGCTCGGGTTATACGAATCCCACGATTTCAATTACTGGTGGAGGTGCAACACTTAATGCTACAGCACGAGCAGTACTCGGACCTGATTCTGGTATTGGCCGTGATCCACGCGAAGATCTTAAATCAGCATCGGTCATGTTCCATGCAGAACTAAAGGGAACTGATAGTGACTTTATTGTAAATCAAGATTTTAGACAAGTCGGTTTAATAAGAGATATACAAAGTAATTCAGGTTCAATCTTTACAGAAACAACGGGTAATGCGCTTAAGTCTATGAAACTTGGCGCGATTATTACACAATTTACTGCAGATAAAATTATTCGTGGTGCAACTACTTTAGCAGAAGCATATATAGATGAAGTAGATTCAGATATTCTATATTATCACCAAACGAATGCCACCGGTTTTGTAGCTTTTCAACCAGGAGAATTAATTGAAGAAACAAATGGAGCCGGTGAAGGAACAGTAGATTCAGCAGCTATATTACCAGAAGTATTACCTTCAACTGGTGAAGTATTGTTTATTGATAACAGATCACCGGTTGATAGAAGCACCGCACAAAACGAAGACATCAAAGTTATTATTCAATTCTAAGGA